GAAGGGATTAAGCACAATGCTATCAAGGCTGATAAATCCGTTGAGGAAGTCGAAATCCCCATCTCCGACATACTCCTGTTCACCTTCAATAGAACTGGCGGGGATCTCACTGGTAAGAGCCTCCTACGAACTGCTTATTCACACTGGTATTACAAGACCCACTTCTACAAGATCGACGCTATTCAAAAGGAACGATTCTCGCTAGGTGTACTAAAGGGCAAGTTGCTGCCTGGATGGACTAATCAAGACAGAACCATTCTTCGTACTCTTTTGAGGAACTACCGTACTAATGAGGAAGCGTTTATGATCCTCACGCCGGCGGTAGAGGTAGAAGTTGATTTCCCATCAGGTACACCAGTAGATGTACTAGAATCAGCTAGTCACCACAATAGCATGATTCTGATGAACGTGCTAGGACAGTTCATTGCTATGGGTGCTGACGGCGGATCTAGTGGTGGCAGAGCCACAGCAGGTACACAATCAGACCTGTTTATGAAGGCTCTCAGATATGTTGCGAATCACATCGCAGATCAAATCAATATGTATTTGATTCCAGAACTAGTAGTGTGGAACTACCCAACTATGAACTTCCCCAAGCTTCAAGTAAGGAACATAGGTGAGACACGTGATCTACAAATGCTTGCTGCTGCTCTCGCTAATCTTTTTGCACAAGACGTGGTCACATGGACTCCCGAAACTGAGCTATGGGTCAGAAAAATATTTGACATGCCCTCCGTACCAATCGAAACGCTACAACAAGCACTTAAAGAGAAAGCCGCCGAACTTTCAAACGGTAATGGTAACGGAAGTGGTAACGGAAACCTCTCCAAGGATCAAGTTAAAGAAGCAAAGGGGAATATCAAGGGCGAGAGGACAGGTAATGTCGGCAAGCCTGACACAGCCGCAAACTAAGCCGCAAGTACTAACCAAGCATAGCTACTTCTCAAGCGGTAAAAAACTGTACTTCATAGTAGACGCTATGAGTGACGGAGATTATTTCCTTGTAGAAGATTGTTCCACCAACGAATCCCGCTGGTGGTCACTTCAAGAGTTTATGCGTGTTAAGAAACGCCGAGTCGAATTTATAAGCGAAAGGAGGTGTTAACACATAAGATGGACCAGTCAGTAATCATGCAGGCGCCTGTGCAGGCTCTTCAACAGGATGGCCCAATCTGGATTGAAGCCCTACCAGCACGTAAATACCAAACACCGTTCTATGGTGAGGTACCAGTTACTCCCGAGAAGTTGCAGAATTTCATTAAGAACTTCAAGGAGAACGTTCGCGGTCAGGACATTGCTATTGACTTTGAACATGGTACTGATGCAGCTAAAGGTAAGCAGGCTGCGGGATGGTATAAGGACTTTGATATCAGACCATCCTCCGATGATCCTACTCAGGTTTCTTTGTGGAGTGAGATTGATCTAACTGATGACACAAAGAAGGAAATCGCCGAAAAGAAGTGGAAATACTTTTCTCTAGAATGGGATGATGATTACGAAGATAGCGAAGGAAACAAAGCTAAAGACGTAATCATCGGTGGCGCCATTACCAATCGTCCTGTTGCTAAGAGAACACTTCCTATCAACTTCTCCGAGAATATGTGGAAGGAGTTGAATGAAGAAGAGAGAAAGTATTTCGCAGTCGAAGCTATTGATCGTATGACTGGCGAAAGTAAGGAGTGGGAACATAGTGAACCTGGTACTGGTTCCCCACCTGAACCACGTACAGACCAAGATGGTTCAGATGATGTTGCCATTAGAGAGGGTTGGAGGCGCGTATCGCCACCGCCACAGGATACACAGGGACCTAGTGGTCCTAGTCAGAAGCATAACTCTACACATACGAAAGGAGGTTTGAAGATGGAAGAGTTTGCGTTTGCTGAGAAAGATGCACGAGAATTGCTTCACGCACTCAACCTCGATCACGATACTAAGCCAGAGGAAGTAATGGAGAAGCTTAAGATTATGTTCTCCGAAGTTAAGGAGCTTAGGCGTGGTCAGAGTGCTACTGACCAAGAGAAGAAGTTCGCTGAAGAGTATCCCGAGTTTTGGGGTGAGCACAATCAGCTAATGGAGCGTGATCGTACTAATAGTGCGAAGGCGTTTGCTGAGGGTGTTAAGACTATTCGTAGGCCAGAAGGTTTTGGTCTTAAAAACACTAAGCTTGAGCTAAGCGTTCAGGCTCAGGCCGAGATTGTCGAGGTACACAAGAAGTTCGCTGAGGGCAAGGTTACTCAGGAGGACTTTGAGAAGGTTATCAAGACAGTCGTGAATGGTGGAATCGTCAAGTTCGGTGAAATTGGTAGTGGACGTGAAGACGATTCTATCCCAGACGTTGATGTTGATACGCCTGGTGGACTTGCAGGTGCTCGCAAGTTGTTCGCAGAAGTTGCTCTAAAGATCCAGAAAGATAATGCAGAAAAGAACATGTCATACGATGAGGCTTGTGAAGTGGCTGCTATTAAGCACCCCGATCTGGCCGAAGCGTATCGCGTAACACTACCAGCCTAAAGGAGGTATCAATAACAAATGGCTACTGGTAACTTTGTACTAGATAAGGGTTATAAGGTTGCAGCTGGACAGATTGTTACTAAGTTTAGAGCTGTCAAGTTCTCGGCTGCCGAAACCGTAACTCCTGTTACGGCAATCGGTGATAGGATCGCTGGTGTTGTTCAGTTCAGCGTTTCTGCTGCTGAATTGCTAAAAGGTAAGGGAGCGTCAGTACGTGTTGCAGGTATTACGGAAGCTGAAGCTTCTGGTGCGGTTGCTGTAGGTGCCGCAGTAGGACTTGCCGCTGATGGTAGAGTAAAAACTGCCGCCATCGGTGAGCGTATTGTTGGTACTTGTGTTGGGCATCCAGCTACTAACGCTGGTGATCGTATTTCGTTGAGATTGGATACCGATGGTATCCTCAGCCCATAAACTTAATATTAGAGGAGGTGACAACTAATAAATGTACGATCCTGGTACTCTATACAGCGATCCTATTCTAACCAACCTTTCTGTTGGTTATAAGGATCAAGCTCTCTATGGCGAACGTATCTTGCCTGTTACTGGTGTAGATACACAGTCAGGACGTTATCGAGTATTCGATAGAAGTAACTGGCTGATCTTTGAATCCGCACGTGAACCGGGTACGGTCGCTAACGAGATCCAGGGTGCTAAGTGGAGCGAGGATACATTCAAGACTCGTGAACGTTCACTACAGGCACCTATTCTCGATGAAGAGAGGCAGCAGCTTAACTCACAGGGTGGACTTGCAAATCCCGTATTTGGTGGGACTTTGCAGCTTGACCCTGAGCGTGATGCTACTAAGCTAGTGACTAGGTCACTTCTGTTGGAGCATGAGCTTCTGGTTTCTGCTCTAATTCGTGATCCAGCACAGTACGCAGCGGCTAACAAGATCACGCTGTCTGGTACTTCTCAGTGGAGCGATTACACAGCCACGTTGCCAGCTTTGCCGGTATCAAATCCGGTTAACGATCTAATGGTTGCTATGCGGGCTATCTATTCTGCTACAGGTAGATACCCAAATACGCTAGCTGTTCCTGCATTGGGGATGAACTACATCGAGAACCATCCACGTATTATTGATCGCTTCAAGTCTTTCAACTTGACTGATCCTGAGGCGTTCCGTAAGCTGACTGGTTTCGATGGTACTATCCTTCCGGTCGACAGCGTTTACAACGCAGCTAATAACCTCGATGCTACTCAAGCAATCACGTCGTTTTGGGGTAAAGATGTTTGGCTAGGAATTGTAGATCCAGTTCCGGGTCAGAACACCTTTACTTTCGGTAAGACGTTTGCTCAGACATATCCAGACGGTAGTACTCGCCCTGTTGATAGATGGCGTGAAGAGCCACGTAAGGCAGACATTGTTCGTGTGTCTTACAAGTACGATACCAAGATCATCGCTGCTGGCGCTGGCTATCTCTTCACCACGGCGTTTGCTTCTGGCGCTTTCTAATAGAAAGGAGGTAATAAACAAATGGCTAAGCAAATTGCTTGGACTACGTTCATCACAGGACGTAATGACTACGGGCAGGTTACTGAAACGATCAAGCCCGGTGATAGTGTTACACAGGACGCACTTGGTGTTGATGATGAAGAATACGCAGAACTCTTGGACGTTGGGGCTATTAGGGAGGAAGCTTATCCCAAGAACATTCCCAATGATATGTCTCCTGTAGAGTTCTACGCTATGCAGGACGGTCAGCTTGAACGCGGTGAGCTTTCAGATAAAGAAGCTGAAAGTGTTATGAAGCGTCAGGCTAAGCAGCTTGAAGGGGTGCCTGACGAAGAGACACCCGTAGAAGAAGCAAAGAAGTCAGAGGTAGTTAGTTCATAATGGCAGAGATACTAGCTTCTATTGACGATATCAATGCGAATCTACCTTCGATAGACAATGTACCTGTAGTCGAAGCTACGAGTGAGAACGCTGATCTAATTCAGGTCAGCGTTGCCCGAGTAGTAAGGGGTTACTTGTCTAGTGCTGTTGATGGAGCCACCCTAATGAGTTGGGTAGATCCCGACAGTACTCCTGATATCGTCAGAGAAGTTGCTGCTATGTTGATTGCGGCACAGGTATACTTCAACTTCGCAGCACGTACATCTCTTACATTGGAAGATACTAACTTTGCTCAGAAACTGTACGACAAAGCAATCCTGATCCTAGATAAGATCCTAGCCGGTCTTATCATAATTGGTGATGAAGTCCCTGTAGTAACAGAAGCGATGACAGCCGATGACTTCTGGCCTGTTGATGACACTGACAGAGCCTTCACCATGTCTATGGAGCTTTAGGTAGTAATGACTTCTGCATTCGGTACTATACTCACAGCATCTAGTCTAGAACGATCAACGATGACTCTGCTCAAGAAGTGGTTCCCAACCTATCTACGAGAGATAGAAAGGATAGAAGGGTGGGAGAGAGAACCACTTGTTGAGCCGAGAAATTATACCACACGTAATTCCTTTGATGATCTTGTTGGTGAAGAAATGCCCAAGTGCGTAGTTCTTAGCCCAGGGCTGTTTCAGGTTCCAACTCATCCTGAGTCAAACGGCTATTACAACGCCGTTTGGCAATTGGGTGTAGGTGTGGCCTGTGCTGCTCCTAATGAAGAACTCGCGGATCAGATGGTTAAGATGTATGGGGCAGCAGCTAGAGCTATTCTGCTCCAACATCAAGACCTAGAACGTGAAGAAGAGGACGTCATAGGAGTACAGTGGCTAGACGAGAACTATGAGGATTTGCCGATTGAAGATCAACTAATGCTATACAAGTACGCTGCTATCTATTGCGGTGTTGAAGCTGAAAAGGTCACTAGCAGGTTCATGCGACCTCCGTTCGTTGACGAATCAGCACAGATCCTCGATCAGATCGAAGAGGTAATACTAGAACTTCCCGACTATGATCTAACAGTAACTAATACTTAATGCTGAATTTCCAGCTACTTGTATTTGGTGATAAGATAGTAACAGCCAAATATAGAGCTATGGCTAATGCGACAGGTAATCTTATTCCTTCTTTTCACGAAGTAGAAGATTATCTGATGGATATTACTGGACGACAGTTCGATTCGCAAGGTCGTAGAGGCGGTGGTTCATGGAAACCGTTGTCACCCAAATGGGTAGCTCGTAAAGCCCGTATGGGAGGCGACACCCGTATCCTACATTTTGATAAAGCACTACGTAGGTCGGTTACTAAGCGAGGGGCTGGTGGACAGATTCTAGAATATACACCTACCTCTCTTACATTCGGTACTAGTATAGCATATGCAGCAAGACACCAGTTCGGACACGGAAAAACGCCTAGACGCAAATTTCTAGTCATTCTTCCACTAGACAGAAAAATGATAACTGAGATGATCCAGAGTCACATTATGACACCCTGGGTTAAAACCGGAGTACTAGCCTTTGGAGGCGGAAAAATGCTTAGAGGCCCAAGAGGTAGGTTCATGGGGGTGAGTAGATAAATGGCAAGTAATGAGTACTACGCGCCTCTGAATGGTGGTATTGTCGATCTTGTTAGCGGTGCTAGTGTAGCTCCCGGCGAGACTGTCAAGCTATCCTCAGAAGCAGCTAAAGAAAATGCAGATGCGATTGAGCGCGGTGCGCTCCTTGAAATTAAGAAAGGAGGTGACAAGTAGTGCGACCAGGTGTTAACATTGTTATCAGTGAAAACACACCGATTCGTACTCCACCTACTGATACTGGTGTATGGTTTCTTAGTGGTCTAGCCGACAAAGGTCCAACAACCTCAGCTAGACTGATTACCAGTCTTAGCGAGTACGTTAAATATTTCGGTGATAGAGTATCTTACGGTATACTTTACGATGCTCTAGACGTGTTCTTCCGTGAAGGTGGTACAAGGGCTTACGTTACTCGCGTAGTCGGCCCTGCTAATGTTACAGCGTTCAAGCTATTGCTTGATGCTGGTGCTGCTAACACTTTGCGAGTCGAAGCTAACTCCCCTGGTGAATGGGGCAATGCTCTTAACGTACAGGTTGTCGCTGGCGGTGCCGGCGGTTCCTTCGTACTGGTTATTTCACACGATGTACTAGGAGAGCTTGAAAGGTCAGGCGATCTAATTGACAAAGCTGCCGCATTTGAGTGGGCAGAAAATAGCAATTGGATCGTATTGATAGATCAGGCATCTTTGCTCGATCCTGCTGTTGTCGCTGTTCAGTCACTTGCTGGTGGTCTAGATGATCGTGCCAGCATTGTTGATGCACAGTGGACAACTAGCCTTACTAGGTTCTCACGTGATTTGGGACCAGGGCAAGTTAGTTTCCCAGGTAAGACTACAACTACTCTGCATGGTATTCTAATGACTCATGCAGCAGCTAACAACAGGGTAGCTATCCTAGACTTTGTGGATACTCCCACAAAAGCTACTTTCATCACTGAGGCAGAGCTTCTACGCGGAGCCAATGCTAAGTGGACAGGTGTATGGCAACACTGGCTATTGGTTCCCGGTATCACACCAGGTACTACCAGGACTGTTCCACCATCTGCTCTTATTGCAGCTAAGGCCGCATACGCAGATTCTATCGGTAGTCCTAATACTCCTGGTGCTGGTGATCTTGGCATTGCTAACTACGTAACTGGTCTATCTCAGCCAACTTGGAATGATCTTGATTTGCAGGAATTGAATGGTCAGGGTGTTAACTCCATCATCATGAAGTATGGTGTTCCTAGGGTATTTGGGTGGCGTACTCTTGCTGATCCAGATACCGATAGCGAATGGAACAACATGGGTAACAGCAGGCTAATTATGCAAATCGCTGCTGAGGCAGATGCTCTTGGTGAGACTTACCTGTTCGATGAAATTGATGGACAGGGTAGAGTGATCGCGTCTTACGGTGGCGCATTGACAGCCATGCTTATGCCGTATTGGAACATCGGTAGCCTTTATGGGCTTACGGCAGAAGAAGCGTTCCAGGTAGATGTTGGTCCTTCCGTGAATACACCTACTACAATCGCTGACAAGCAGCTACGCGCACTTGTTATGGTTCGACCATCTCCGTTTGCTGAGATGATTACGATCGAGATTGTCAAACAACAGGTTAATGAGTAAGGGGGTGTGAAATGAGCGGACCAACTAGACAAGACACCTTTTCCGTCATCGTTCTAGTAGAGAATGTTACCCTACCAAACAGGCCAATGCAGAATTTGGGTGTTTGGGATAAGAAGGATGGTGGCGAGATTGACTCGGAAGAGTATAAGTTTAGTCCCGGTGGTATGGCTGCGACTGTATCTCTAGGAGGTAAGAAGAACGTCGGTAATCTCACAGTCAGTAGACTATACCGACTTGAGAGAGATCATGGTAGCGAGACACCAATGTTGATTGCTGGTGTTGGTAAAGCTAAGATGATCGTTCAACAGCAACCACTAGATATCAACGGTAACTCGTTTGGTCGTCCTCTGGTATGGAGAGGCACTCTAAAGCGTCATACGCCTCCACCACACGATTCAGAGAGTTCTGATGCTGCCCTAGTCGAACTTGAAATGACGGTTGAAGGTGAGCCAACAGCATAACGAATAAAGGAGAGAGAAAGTGACAGAACCAGAAGTAACGCCTTGGTCAGATGAGGAAGTAACTAGTCCACTAGTTAACCAAGTAACAGATCCAGAAGATACAAGCGTAAACGGTAAGTTGTCTATTACCGATCGTTTGCGTCTACAGCATAAAGAGCAGGTTGACCAGAAATTCAAGGATATTGATATCCCTGGGTTCAACGGCGATCTTTTCTGTAGGTATATTCATATTGATGGCAAACAGCTAGATGCCATTGGAGTCAAGGTTAGAGCGGAATTTCGCAATCGCGGAGAAAGGGTCTTTGCCTCGACTTGCGACAACATGATCCTAGCCTGCGATGAGTTTTGGGTTAGAGATGATGGTAGAGAAATTCCATTTAGAGAAGCTCCTGGGTATAAGGGTCCTAGAGATATACCTGTCAGGTACGACATTGAACTGGCACAAGCTCTAGGTTTCGCTGAACACGTATCAGATCCACCAACAGCCCGCAGTATCGTACTTGGTCTGTTTGCTGGTAATGATCTAGCTGTCAATGCTCATGGAGCTAGACTCATGAATTGGTTGATGCAGATAGGTTCAGAGATGGATGCCCTATTGGGGGAAGTGTAGGGCGCGACGAGGTTGAACTGGCTGCTTATGTAGTTCTTGCAGGTATTCCTCTCGACAAGTTTCTTGCACTTGATGATCCTTTCGAGATCAATATGTGGAACGCTATAGCAGCCAGAACAATTCAGCTAAAACAGAAACTCGACGAAAATCGCGCCAAAATGATATCCAACGCTGTAGGTAAGATGCTGTCTGGTAAGTAATGGCGACTGAACGTATAGACATAGTGACTAGACTTCGCGGTGTGCTTGCGTATATCCGCGATGCTAACGCTGCCGCGGCTGCTACAGGTAGATTGGGTACAGCGGCAGAACTAGCAGGACGGAAAATGGAACACGCGGGTCGTCGAGGATTCCTGATGAATCAGGCAATCTTCACTATGCGTCGTTACTTGTACAATGCTACATTGGCCGCTACTGCTCTAGGTGCGGCTGCTGCCTATATGGGATTCAGATTCAATGCTAGTGTTCAACGTACCACGATAGCCCTAGAGTTTCTATCTAAGGGCCAGTTCGATGCTAAGACGCAGATGAAAGAGTTTCTGCAAATTGCACGTGATACTGCGTTCTTGCCTCAGCAGGTAGTTGATATTGGTCAGTCCTTTATCGCATTCGGATTCACGGCTGAGGAAACCAATAGAACGCTTCGTGCCACAGCAGATGCTATTGCTGCACTAAACCTACCTCAAGATGCGATTCATCGTATTCTGTTCGCTCTTGGTCAGATCAGAGTAAAAGGTAGGGTCATGGGTGAAGAGTTGCGTCAGCTTGCTAACGCCAACATTCCTGCCTACGAATATCTGGCACAGGCGTTTGGTAAGAACGTAACTCAGTTGAATAAGATCGGTGATGCGAACATTCCAGCACAGGCTGGTATTGAAGCTATCGTAGCTGGCTTGGAAAGACAGTACGGTGGGGCTTCGGAGCGTATTCGTGAAACCACCACAGGACAGTTTGAAATCCTGAAAGGTGATCTTCAAGCTATTATGGGTGGAATCACGTTCACGGCGTTTGAAGCAGCAGGTGGTAGGCTTGAGCGTATAACCGATGTTACTGGCAAGATGTTCAAGCTTGCACTAGAAGGTAATCTCACATTCTATGACATGGTACGAATTCTTGACGATGCAACTGGTGGAGTATTCCATCTAGTGACAGCTATGGAGTCTTTGCATGGTTGGCTCAAAGCTACGTGGGGTAGCGTGAAACTGGTGCTATCTGTTCTATCGCCGTTCATCAAGATAACTCTTATAGCTGTATATATTTTGCTAGAAGTAACTACAGCTATTCAGAACTTCATTCATCTAGGTGGTCGTCCTCTAATAATCATCCTACAAATCTTGGTTGCCATGTGGATACTTGAAACCTTGTTCAAGAAGATTTCTGTAGCATGGACAAAACGCGCTCTGTTTTGGGATAAGCTAAGTACCTTGTGGATAGGACGCAAGGCCAAGATGCTCAAACTGGCGTCGATATGGAATTACTTGTTTGCTACATCTACCATGACTGTATGGAGTGCCGAGAAAAAGCAGTATACACAACTTGTCAAAACTGGTGCATTGCTGAGGCTTTACACGTTCATCACCACAGCGGCAGCAGGAGCCACGTTCTTGCTTAGTCTAGCTTTCTGGACTAGTCCAGTAGGATTGATTACGGCATCAGTAATTGTTCTAGCGGGTGTTTTGGTATTTCTAGAATTGAAATTCCGTGCAGTTACAAGAGCTGTTGAATGGTTGACTCAAAAATGGAAAGAATTGTCAGATTCCATAACTAGAAGCAAACTAGGTTTTCTATTTAAAGGCGGTGGCCTGATAGAAATGCTAGGAGGTCCATCTACCGGAGGTACAAGTATCCTAGACCTTATCGGTGGTGGGGGTGGTACGGCTTCCTTTGCTGGAATGGGACAGAGAGCAATAGGTATGCCTGCTGGTGGTCCGGCTGGACCTATAATGCCTGTAGAGGGTCAACCACTTGATATGGCAGCTTTGACTCAGGGCGGCACAGCACCTATTAGGGTGACGATCGTTCCACAGAAGATTGAGCTTGACGGACGTGAAGTAGCTGAGGTGGTTTGGAAGCATCGTCTTGATAGGCAGGCTCGTAGATAATGGTCGGTAGAGTTACATTTAGATCTAAGACGAAGCCTGTATTGACTGTGGAATGTTGGCTAGGAGCAGAAAGAGCACAAGTCACAGGAGGTTATGGAGGATGGGAAATTGTAGAACGTCCTCGTAAAACGGGAGTTACTCAATGGAACGGTCGTCAGCCCTACACTATGAGTGTTCCTATTTTGATTGATGGTTTCTCAGAAAGAGAAGAAGTTGAGAGTGATTGCTTCACTCTTGAGCAGATGGCTTTGCCTTGGGGCAAGGAACCTCCTGTTATCAAGATAATCAGCAATGCTGTACCTCACACAGACCTAGATTGGGTTGTGGCTAATATAGAGTGGGGAGAAGCAATTAGTGGTAAATTTAACGGGAAGAGGATCAGACAAGAAGCTACGGTAGTTTTTCTTAGATATAACGCCGCAGATAAACTACAGCTAACCGCGGCCGCACATGCTAGAAATAAGAAAAAGGGTGATACCCTCTTTAGGATTAGATAATGGCTAATCGACTAAAAAACAAAAGACAGAAGCTACAACTATCCCGGCTGGAAAAGGATGCCCAGCTTCTATCAAAAGATTTGGACCTAACTGATCTCGCCTTCATAACTAGGCGTCTGCCTAATATGAAGTTTAGTGAGGCTGTTACAGATGGAGAAGTTATCAGGACTATTGAGGGTGCTTCTACAGTTACCATTGAAGTTACTGATCCTTACGGCCTCATCAAAAACTCTGGTAGATTGGCCCGTGAAGTAGATATCAAGATAGATGGATTGTGGTTCCGCTTAGTAGCGTTCAGAAAAACGGGCACTAAAACTAATCTGACGTTTGAGTCTAGAGAAGTAGCTATCCTGCGGACCTATGACAACAAGCGTATCGCGGCTTGGGGTCAATTGACTAGAGCAAGGTTTGCTCAGATACTCGTCAACGAGGTCAAGCAATTCAAGATTCCTTTCGTATGTCCTGAATTGAAGAAAACTAAGTTTGAGAAGGATAAAGCAAAAGAGGATAAACTACGCGATAGAAATCCAGGCTTTGGTGATTGGCCTTCGGCTATTGCTATGGCTGCTTCTAAAGGCAAGCCTATCACTATTAAAGGTAGAGCGCCTGTTACTGCACAATTAGAGGTAATAGAGAAGGTTCTTGATGTAGGTCATAATCTGTCTGCTACTGGACGGTTGGGTGGAGTTACAAGAAAAATCCTAGTTTGTGCCATAATGACTATCATCCAAGAAGCCACAGCTTACAACAAACCTTTTGGTCATGGCACTTCTGTGGGCGCCTTTCAGTTGATTGACATTCATGGCACAGTAGAATGGCGCATGAATTTGAATAACTCAGCTAATTGGTTTTACGAACGAGCCGTTAAATTCGCACAGGATCACCCAAACGCTCAGTACGCAGAAATATGTCAAGGTGCTCAACGTAGTGCATTTCCTGATGCTTATAGCCAGTGGAGGGTTGAAGCTGAACGACTAGTAACGGCCTATGGCATGGCTGGTGGTGCTAATTCTAGTAACAGTGATACTGCCGCCGCTAATAACATGGGAGATTGGCAACAAGAAGCGGGAGTAGATGACTTCCAGTTTATGCGTGGTCGGCCTAAGACTCTTCCAGGTGGTAAGAAAGGCTTTGAAAAAGAGAATAGCTGGGATTGTCTGAATAGGCTTGCAGAAGAAGTACACTGGCGTTGTTTTGAAGTAAGCGGTAGAGTCTACTTTATCAGTGAGCCCTACCTATTCAGAAGTGCACCAAGAATGCGTATCTCTGAGAGTACAGAAGGTGTAGATTGGGTAGACTTCGACTACGATATCAACAAGAAGAACGGACAAATCACAGTTACCTGTAACGTGGATAGGTGGGCTGCTCCACCGGGAAGTATCCTTGAAATTTTTGATTCAGGTATAGCTAATGGTCGATGGTTGATAACCGACATTAGACGACCTATCCATAGTATCAAGGCAACTATCACTCTAAAGAAACCACGACCTAAACTGCCAGAACCTAAGAAGGACGATCTTACAGGTATAGGTGATTACAGGAATACCAAAGAATACTCACCTACTCCTGGATACTCACCTGATCCACCAGGGCAGTATCCATCTGGTAATGCTCTACGTGATGCTGTATTGAACAGTCCTAACATCACGTTTAGCAGAACATCTCAGTCTAACGACATTAAGTTTGGTCTGGTCAAACCACAGGTCCTTAAGTTCATGCTGGCGTTCAGCGAGGCAGGCTTTCCTATAAAAGTCACTAGTATGCGCTCTGACCATTCTGCTAATACCAGCTCTGGTAATCCTTCCGCTCATGGTTTTGGCTTGGCTCTAGACATGGGTAACTACGGAAGCGATAACCCAAGGACTCCTACAGCTATGAGATGGATTGCTGACTTTCAGCCACAACTAGGATTCTCTCAACTAATTGGACCCAATAATGAATTGGTGATTCCACTAGGTCACTACGACAAGAAAACACTTGAGCAGCATGACGATCATATCCATGTGGGGTGGCATATTCCATGAGTATGTTCGACGATCTTCCGGCTAGAGAAATACTCGACGGTAATTGGTCGGGTAAAATTGCTACTAATGTCAGTTCAGTAGATGATCCCGTTTACGTGACTATCAATTCTTTTGGTAAGACTCACAGGTTTGGTCCTTGTAGATGGGTAACACGCGGTACCTCTCTACCTAATCGTGGTGATGTATGTCTGGTAACATTCGACGAAAATCAACGTGCCTATGTTATTGCTTGGTGGGATGGTACTCTAGGCGGCGGTGGCGGTGGCGGCGAGGTTGGCCCTGGCGACATTGGTACCACAGAACTGGCAGACAATGCGGTAACTAAACCTAAGATGGCTGACAATTCGGTTAGCGCAGCAGAGATTGAAAATGATACAGTTACACACAATGAGATAGCTGTTGCTAACAAGGATGGTGCGGCTGCCACTCCTTCTCTACGTACTCTAGGTACTGGTTCTGCACAGGCTGCTGCCGGTAATGATGTTAGATTGAGTGATTCCCGTACTCCTACGGCACACGGTGATTCTCTACATGATGCGACTGTAGCTTCACTTTCTTCTGGCATCGTACCTAATGCTGAATTAGGATCAGGTACTCCAGATAGCACTAAATTCCTACGCGGTGATAGAATATGGGCTGTGCCTGCTGGTGGTGGCGACTTCCCAATAATTGATGTAAAAGCAGACTTTGGAGCAGTAGGAGACGGATCAACGGATGATTTCGATGCGTGGCAGGACGCTTTTGATGCTATTCCTGCTGCAGGTGGAGCTATTTTAGGCCCACCTGGGTCGTATCTAATTAACTCTGGAACTGGATTTACTATCAAGCCTTATACAACAATTATAGGTACTAGTTATCCAAGATATTATTCCGCAGTTGAACCTGTATC